CCGGCAGTTCAGTATCTGCCAATTGCACAGGAACTTCAGGCTGGAACATAGCACCAGGTCCGCCACACGATTTGGTCAAGTTACATGCTACAATATTAGCAAAAGCAGACGTACGTTCGACAACATACGATTTAGCTTCAGCTACAGAACTAGCTTCGACAAAGGCAGTAGACATTTCATCAGCACCTTCGGAAAAGTACTCAACAACATAACGATTCTTAGATTCCACGATCAATCCTTTAATTTAAAAGTTAATTATAACACACAAACTAATTTGTGCAAATTAAACTGCTTCAACACAATCGAAGGGAACTTCAAAAGTGTTTTCTTTATCATCATATACAAATACTACTTCTTTATCGTAGTCGAACCCAACAATCTTTGCAACGAAAGACTGATAAGAATCAACATTAACGAACACATTCACAAAATTTCCGATTTTAAACATTTCATTTCCTTGTTTTGATAGATCAATTATAACACGTCTTGGAATATGTGTAAATTAACTCAAAAGGTAATCTACAAAGGGTTCGATCTCAGAGATTTGAGAAACCTCAAATTTCCTCAAAACGGCACCAGTAGAACCGAACAGCATAAATCCAGATGTAAATTTACATTGAGAGATTGTGAAGCCGCGGTAAGAATAAGACATTTTATTTCCTTGTTTCGATGGATCTATTATAACACAACCAGGAATATGTGTAAATTATTTTGACAAGTCGACAATGAGACTGAATCCAGACTCCTTGTGCATCAACAGGTGCCCATCAAACACCTCAGCAAGCTGTTCTTTGAGCTTGTGGGAAATAATGAAGATGTTAGAATTTTTGAACTCATCTAGCTCATCTATCATAGACAGAAAGTTTGTTGTGCCAGACTCATCTAGAAATTCTAGAATCTCATCAATGAATAGTAAGTTACAGTCAAATGAATTCCTAATCTTCGACAACTGACGGAATGTAAATAGCAATGCTATGTCAATCTTAGTTCTTTCACCAGCAGAAAAACTTCCGTATGTAAAATCATCGCGATGTCTAGACTTTATGATCTCGTTAAATTCTGCATCAAGATTGAATGAGACGAAAAAGTCTAATTTTTCTAAATAGACATTGATTAAGTTGTTGATGATCGGAATGTACTGGTCTACAATCTTAGACTTGATTCCAGAATCTTTGAACAACTCAATCATCATTTCATTGTACTGTTGCTCTGTACTGATGTCTGCTTGTTTCTGTTTAAAGTTTAGAGCCTCTGTAGCAGTCTGTTTCAGTTCTGCTTTCATATCTGCCAATTCTTCAGTCTTAGCGATAGATGAGATCTCATCACCTAGAGCATCGATGTCGATATTGAGTTTAGAAATTACTGTGTTGTTAGTAGATACTTCATTGTTGGCAGAATTAATATTACTGTTTATTTCAATGATCTCATCCGCTACAGTTGAGTACTGTTCTAATTTAGCCAACAGAGTTCTTTTAGTTTCGTTCGTTTCATCAACAAGTTTCTTGAGTGGGTCTACAATTCCACATTTAATAGATTCATGAATCTCTGAGTTACAGACTGGACATAATGCTTCATCCGACACAGAATCCATTTTAACTATTGCATCACCAATAATTTTCTCAAGTTGGTCCAACTTAGTAAGAATCAGTTGATGTTCACGAGACTTCTTATTCAGCTCTACACTAGTTTTAGTATAGGCGATTAGCAACTTTTTGATCTCGGCATTCTTTTGTTCTAGAGAATTACGTTCAGCAGTGAGATTAGCAATCTTTACTTGAATCTGCTCGGTATTAGATGATTTGATCTGCTCAATTTGCTCGATGTGTTGCTTCTGCATCTTTGCGCGGGTGAAAGCATTCTTTAACTGAATTTCTAATAAGCGAAGATCTTCTTTGTTCTTAGCAACTTTACTTTTCAGAATTTGGTTCATGAAGGTAAACACTTTGATGTCCAAAATTTCTTCGATGAAAGCTCTACGTTCATGAGTTCTCAGAGTCATGAACGGTTTATAGTTTTCTACAGAAAGAATAGAAGTTTGGAGAAAAGTCTTGAAATTTGTTTTTAGAATATTTTTCTCTAAGTAATCCTGAAAATCATTAGCTAGTGTTTGGTCTAGTGGTTTACCGTTTTCAATGATCTCAAAGATGTTTGGTTTGATCCCACGGCGAATCAAGTACTGATTACCATTAGCAATGAACTCAATTTCTACTAAACAATGTTTACCGTTTATAGAGTTTATGATTTGCGGCTTGGTAATGTTCTTGATTGCTTGACCAAACAGACCGAACGTAATCATAGATGCCGCAGTAGATTTTGCAGAACCATTTTTACCTTCTAGTACAGTTCTAGAATATTTCTGAATGTCAAATTCTAAAAATGCATTACCAATGGAAAGGAAATTCTTTCCTCTTACTTTTTGTATGATCATAATTTTGCGAGTTCTGTTGCTTCAATAAAAATATCAGCAATCATTTTCTTTAAAATAGTTTTATCTAATACTGTTTCCATATTGTCAACAACGAAATTTACCATATCTGGTGTTGTGGCGAACTCGACTTTAGAATCCATAGATCTTTGAACAGACTTTGAAATTTCATCATCAATGATCTGAACATCGTACGGTTTCTGATTCATGATAGCTTGAAAGTAAGTATCAAACTTGTACTGAGATCTTTTGTTCTTAATAGTTAACTTAACAAACTTGTCTCCTAGGTGACTTACATCAAGTAGATTATCTTCATCATAGTCAATTTTTTCGTACAGCGTAAGTTCGTTCCGTACAAATTCAATGTCGTTAGTTGATGTATCAAAAACCCAGAATCCCTTCTTGTCGTTCCAGTCATTCCAATCTAATTCATAAGGTGTACCTGTATAAAGTATATTATCCTTACGAGAAATTGTATGATAGTGACCGCTGAATACTAGTGTGTAGTTTTTACATACAGTGTGGTCCATACCAGCATCTGCGATCTGATGCTTATGAAGTCTAAAATTTGCAAATTCGAAATGTCCTACTGCAAATTTAGATTTTGATCTCTTCATGTACTCTAGAGAACTCTGAAGATTTTCATCGTTGATCCATGGAAAGAAATCAAAGTCTACACCATTAATAGAATCAGTTCCAGGGGCATTATCAAAAACTACCATGTTTGAAGTTTTCAGCAACTGAACCGAGTTTACAGTATTAGTAGACTTATAATAACAGTCATGGTTGCCTGAGATTACATAGAGTTTGATTCCACGTTCTTGGCATGGTGTTAGAAATTTCTGTTGAGCATGATGTAATGATAGAAAATCAATTGATTTTCTTTTGTCAAACATATCGCCCAACTGAATAATTGTATCTATAGAATTAGCATCTACGTATTCAAACACATTCTCGAAAAACTTAGCAAAGTAATCGAAATAAATTGGATTTCCGCTACGCACTCCCCAATGTGTGTCGCCAATAATTAAAACTTTATTGCTCATCGATCAGATCGTATAAATTAGTTTCTGAAGTTTCTTTTTTAACCGGTTTTTTTTTCTTGTATTCAGTCAGATTTCTATGTACAAGAGAAGGATGAATTTTGCTGGTGTGTTTATTTTCTTTAGACTGTTCGTAATAGTCTACGAAAATTTCATTCTCTTTTAAGAAGTCAACGAAAGCATTCGTACCTTCTGTATCATTTACTAAATTCTGCTGTACGAATTCTGTTGTCACTTTATCATTAATTAGACGAGCACGGATAGAAGATTGTTTCTGTTCTTGCTTAATTCTGCCGATGAATGAATTCCAACTCAACTGAGACATGTAACCAAAAAAGTTATCTGACTTAGTAGGATCAAATAAATGAAACTTTGCTGTCATCTGTAGAATAGCATCAGAAATCATATCACCACGATATGAGTAACCAATGAAGTTATGCATACGAGACATCTTGGTAGCAATCTGTAAAATAGCATCAGCTATTCGATCTGGCATAGGAGGACGATCAATTCCTGCTAGTTTAGTTTTCAGATATTCTGCTCTGTACTCAGTCATGATAGCAAAAATTTCTTTATTGTTCACATAATGATTGTTCGATGCAACTTTTTCAATATATTCTTGAGGTTCTGGTTGCTTCTTAGTAGTTAGAGTATCTGTAGACATGTAGCTCCTATAAATTTTTTATCTAACTACATAATATCATCGTTTTAAGCATTTGTAAAATTTTATTAAATAGTAAATGAAACCATCCATATCAAAAAAATCTAAATATCACCAAGGAATCTTTGTTCCAGTTCATCCTGAGAAATATGTAGGCAAATCTCAAATTTCTTACAGAAGTTCTTGGGAGCTCAGATTAATGAAGTGGCTTGACAATCATCAGTCTATAATATGCTGGAATTCTGAAGACTTTATAGTCAAGTACGTTTCTCCTATAGATAATAGACAGCATAAGTACTATATCGACTTTGTTGCTAAGATGAAACTCAGAGACGGATCAGAAAAAACATATGCTATTGAAGTGAAGCCGCTAAAAGAAATGCTGCCTCCTTCTAACAAGATTAAAAACAAACAGCGCCTTCTAACAGAAACGACTACCTATATAGTGAATCAAGCTAAATGGACTACAGCAAAAGAATACTGTATGAAAATCGGTATAGAGTTTATCGTACTGAATGAAAACGATCTAGGAATATCATGAAACCAGTATCAACATCAATTTTCGAAACTATAAGACAGAATCCTAAATTTCATCAATCTAGATCAGCTGACTGGTTTAGAGACAAAATCAGAGAGTTAGCAAAAACAAGTCCTATTTCTAGAGTTGATCTGTTTAAGACTACTAAAGAATTTCAAACTACTAGATTATTGCCTGGAGTATTAAGCTTCTTTGCTTATGATCCTAAACATAAAGAGACTTTACCTTACTATGATAAGTTTCCTCTGTCATTTATTTTCTCTATAGAAAAAGACCGATTTTCTGGTATCAACTTTCATTACCTACCAATTCCGATCAGAATCAAACTTTATGACGCTATGTATAATATAGCGAAACAGTCTCATTTACCCAGTCAGCAAGTAATGGCTTTAAGTTGGAGCATACTTCAAAATGCTAGTAAGTTTCCAGGAGTCAGACCTGCTGTTAAACAGTACTTGTTTAATCATGTACAGTCTAGATTTATTAAAATACCCATTGAAGATTGGAAGACAGCTATTATGCTAGAGAATTCAGAATTCAAGAAAGCTTCAGCTTCTAATGTCAGAACTATAAGTGCTAGAATCGCATCTAAAGCATTAATGGACTAATCTATAGTATCTTACAGATCAAGAATCTCTAAGTGAATAGAGATCATTATAACCCTTAGAACAGCTAATGCTCGAAGAGCGGGCCTGAGCGAAGCGAATGGCCCAACATCAAGAACTCAGTATATAAAATACTTCTAGAAGACTCTAGATCTACTAGTACCAGCAAGCTGGTTAAAAGCTTCATTACATTCCGCTTTTAATAACTCTAGATTAAATCTTCTAGTTAACTCTAGAAAACATATTCGGCATGCCTGTAGGCCTACAGAGGAGAGGGCATTTGAACGGAATTATCCCTTGGTATTGGTTATTATACCGTCCGCTTTTGCAAATGTAAAATTTTTTTAACCGTTTAAAATCAATAACTTAGCACTGGTTAGCTAAATTTTGTTTCTCTATAGCCTGAGAAATCATCGCTAACTCAATATCAAACTCCCAACGAGTCATGTTATCTAGAGTATCGGATGAATATTTGAAACGGTACCTCATTAAATGCATAGCCTTGAAATAATCCTGAAGTGAGATATATCCCAAGGTTAGATAAAAAAATTCTCGAACCCCGATAAAATCTGACTATGTAATTTTCCACAGTGCATACATTGATAGCTGGCATCTAGTTCTACAGTTGGCATAGCATCTAAGAACTTAGAGATATCTTTCTGCTGAATCGGAGACATAGATTCTACAAATTCATACTTTTCTCTAAACGTCCAATCAAAGACTTCATCTTCTGTATATACAGAAGTAATACAACTTGCGACAGTATCAATTCCTGTAGCACCTTCAGATTTAAATGCAGCTACAAAATCTGACAACGATGGATGAGTTAATTCTACAGTATATGGTGTCTGTAGAATTCTGAACTTATTAGACTCTGCGACTCCGTTGACTTTGGCTGTTGTTACATCTATTGAGAATTCAGTTTTAGCATCTTCTTTGCAATCACATTTTCCTATAAGCTGTACTATTTCACCTACAGACTTAGAACGAATGTGTAAGAACAAAAATTCGATATCATAGTACGGCGTATTGTTAGGATCTACTTTTCCGTCAGTACATGCTTCGATAGTGTTCTTAATTGTCTGAGCTACCGATTCTAGATTATTTTCTTCTAAAGCTAAAAGCAATGCTTTTTCTTCTTTGACAGTGAAAGGTCTAAACGATACTGGTTTGCCAGTAGATGGTAGTTTAACGACGTAGGTAGGGAGAACGATTTTAGTCATAATTATGCTTGGTAGTTTTCAAATTGTTGGAGTAGCTCTTCATTAGTTATATCTGGCACTGATACAGGCAATGGAACCGGATCTGCGGGCCGACTAAACGTAAATGATTCAAATGCAAAATCTACAGTAAATGACGAAGGCTGACCTCCAGCATTAGATGTCAGATTTACTTGATTAAGCGTTTTTGGAAATATTCTATTAAAAGTATATTTATAAACTTTATCGTTATCTTTACCATCAGTGCTCTTAGACGATATGATATTAAGTTCTAGCTTGTCTGCAGTATAGTCATCAGGAAAAGCAAATACTCTACGCGATAGAACAATTCTGCTCATCCAGTCATCAAAGAATTCTTTAACTGTATAATCCATATCTACTAGAAATTCTAGAGTTAAGTTTTGATAATTATAGTTGTGCACAGCTTGTCTAAGAATTCCATCATCATAATATGAATCGTCTGTCATCAGATTAGTTGTCGGAGTCTGTGCTGAGTTACAGTACATTGAAACTAAAGTGTTGTCACCAGACAACCCAGCAGGCGGAACGATAGTCACATAAAACAAATACGGCCGTGAAACATTAGTAGCTCTAATGTTTGCCGCGAATTCAGATAATGATGCCATAGACGTATAGGTATTAAATAATATATATTTAATCTCATACTCAAAACAAAATGGCAGATTTAACAAACGTTGGTGTAGCACAAGGTACGCAGATACTTAGATTCCCATCTACAGTAGCTGACCAACCTGTCGATGCTAATGGTCAGAAGAATCAGTTTATGCTGATACAAATTTCTACATCAACAAAGGGATCTTTGATGGGTAGCGATGCTATTATTCCTCCTGGTCCTCCAACTACAGAAGATGGTAGACAAACATTTAGTGACAGCTTGCCTAACAAGCCTTATAACATGTTTGGTGGTGTTGCTGAAGTGAATAAAGTTATAGCTTTACCTATGCCAGCCAATTATGAAGTAGTTACTAAGATAGATTATACTTCCGAATTTGAAGCTTCTAATGCTATGAAGATGGCTGACTTTGCAATGGGGAATAGTTCGGTTACATCTAAGCTTGGCGGATTTGCATTAGCTGCAACTTTAAATGGCGCAGCTAATGCAAAACCTGGTGGTCTAATCAATAGTCTAACTAATCAACTTACTCAAGGTGGAACTTTAGATAAAGACCCAAGAGCTCAGATAGAAGCTTCTCAGAGAATTGCTCAAAATCCAATGAAAGAAGTAATGTTTACTGGTTTAGGATTCAGAGATTATTCATTTAGTTATATTCTGTCTCCAAAAAATTCTGATGAAGCTGATCAAATAAAAAAGATTATAGCTACATTAAGATATTATGCTTTGCCTGAACTAGCTTTAGGTAGATTATATTTTATTTTCCCGGGTGTGTTTAGATTTAGATTTATGATCGGCTCCAAAGAAAATCCATGGATTCCTGCCATCGGAACGTCTGTTATAGAAACTATAAGTGTAGATTACTCACCAAACGGTAATACTTGGTCATCATTTTCTACTGGTCAACCGACATTTATCAGATTGTCAATAAGAATTAAAGAAATTGAACTTGTAGATCGCACTCGAGTCGATCTTAGTTCAGCCAAGGGAGGCTTCTAATGTCTTACTTTTCTTACTTCCCTAATTTTATATATGAACTAGACGGAAAGTCTTTTACAGTAAAAGACATACTTCGTAGATCTACGTTTATTTCAGAATACAAGCCCTATACAGATTTGTATGAAGAGTATACGATAAATGATGCAGAATCATTACAATCTATAGCTGAAACTTATTATGGATCAGTATACTATTACTGGGTGATAAGTCTATTCAACGAAATTCATGATATCAATTTTGAATTTCCTATGCCAACCAATACTCTAGAAGCTCGTATAGAAGAATTATATGGAGCCGATAAATATAAAACTAAGTATTTTAGAGATTCTTCTACTGGTCTTATCGCTGGTGAAGTAAAAGAATACTTTCTTAACTACATAGAACCAGAAAAACCAGGAGAACCTGGCAACGAACGATACACTCCTGTTACATTTTATGATTATGAGACTTCATTAAATGAAGAAAAACGTTACATAAAATTGTTAAGAAAAGAATTGTTATCAGATTTCATTATACAACTGAGAAGATCGCTTATAAATGGCTGATTCTACAAGCACTTTAGATACATTAAATTTTCCTGGTCAGGTTAATGTACTGAGATGTGATCTCATTTCTCACTCTGGGCGTTCAGTAGATATATCTGCTATTCTAGGAGAGCTGTCTCTCTATGAAGATATGTTTTCTAATACTATGTCTGGGCACGTATTTTTAGAAGATGCATTAGACTTAGTTAACACGTTGCCTATAGTCGGCCAAGAAATGTTAGTGTTAGAATTACAAACTCCGTCGTTTAAGAAAATAATCAAGAAAAGTTTTTACATATACAAATTAGAACATAGAATATTCAATGCACGTTCGTCTCAGTACATGTTGCAATTCTGTTCTACAGAGTTAATCAATTCAGCTAATATTAAAGTATCTAGAGCATTCTCTGGAAAAATACATGATACAGTAAAAACGTTATTCTGCGAACCGCCTTACGGTGATGAACGTTATCTAGCTTCTAAAGCTCAGCTATTTTACGAGCCTACTCGCAATTCACTAGAATTCATAGCACCATATTGGACTCCTTTACAGACTATTAATTGGTTATGTGAAAAAGCTCTGAACGAACGTGGTGCAGCTAATTATTTGTTTTACGAAACAAATCAATCTTTTGAGTTTTATTCTTTAGATAATTTGCTACATAACGGACCTGTAGCAAAATATACTTATGG